CGTCAGATCACCGTCGAGAGGCTGCGCCCCGATCTGAGACAGTACGTTCGCCGGAGTCTTAAACTCAAGAGCACTGTTATCGGAGTTGGACCCGAGGATATAGTTGTTCCCGCCGCTCGTCAGGACCGCAGCCGCCGCAGCGCCCGTCAGTTGGATGATCGAGGCGTCGGCAAAGGTGAGGCCTGCAACTGCCGTGAGCTCCGCGTCAGCCGTTTGGAAGGTGGAGGTCGCCGTGTTGCAGGAAACCACAGTCCCGCTCGAAGCATAGGTGCAGATTCGACCATCAGTCATAGTCCCGGCAAGGCTGATCGCCGCCGGAAGCGTCAGGGTTGATCCTGCTGCATTGCCCGTCAGGGTCACTGCACCCGTCTGGACGGTCAGGGCCGTGTTGATCGTGGCATTGGCATTGACATCGAGGGTCGCCCCGGCCGCCACATCGAGCGAGGCCGTGCCGTTGGTCAGGTTGAAGGTGTTGGTCCCTCCGGTCAGCACCGCGCTCTGTGTCGTGATCGGGAGGTTGAAGACCCACCCGGTAGCGGAGGACGTGATCGTGTTGCTCTGGTCGGCCTGTCCATAAATGATTTTTCCGTCACCGAGGTACAGACCGCCCCACTCGGCGGCCGTTGATCCGAGCGTGAGGGTCGATGCTCCCGGCGTGAAATTACCGCCGGTAAGGCTCAGGGCCCCCGCCGCACCCGTCAGGTACAGGGATTGATTTGCCTGGAAGTAGATGCTCTTGGAATCGTGCAGATAGACGTTACCCCACTCGGCAGAAGTCGTCCCGATCGTCTGCCCGCCGGCAGAATCGGGGATAAAAGCGCCCGCCATGGGGACCGTGCCATTGGCAAGGAAGTCACCCGCGCCCGCCGGGGCGTCCTGCGTGCAAAGCACCTGGGATCCGTCCGAGTAGCACCACTTTGTATTCGTCAGGGTGCCGATCCGGGGGTCAGTACCTCCACCGGACCCGGGAGGGCCGACAGCCATAGCAGAAGAAGCAACAGCGAGAAGAGCAAGCAGGACTATCGCAATGACATTCTTTCGCATTTTTAAGCCCTCCCGTTAATTCGTGTCTGCCTTGGCGTCGACTTGCAGGGTTTGAGTGGTCCCGTCGGTAAAGGCAACCGTCACCTTCATGCTCGTCGCCTCACGGGGAACATAAGCCAGCGTGATAATGTAATTTCCCGTGGCGTCCAGGGTGAGGGTGTACGCTCCGAGAGTAGTCCCGGAGGAGGCAGAGGCAGGCACCCTGTAAAGCGTTGTGCCGAGCTGCGGCACGACGAATTCGATGGTAGAAACGGCCACGCTGGTCCCGTCTCCCTTCCCGTATTTCAGGAAGATCTGAACGGCACCCTGGTTGCCGCGGACATTGAAGGTCGCCACGGTTGTCCCTGTGACCACTCCCGTCACAGAAGTCAGGGCATTTGCCGCGTAGACGGGGGAGATTGCGATGGCTGCCGTCAGTAAGACGGCGAGGGCCGAGTAAAGGATGAGTCTGATTTTCTTCATGGTTTGAACTCCTCTGGTTTGCGTTCTACTCCGTAGACGGGTTCTGCTTTTTCTGGTTCGGGCTGTACTCCCGCCTCACCAGATCCTTTCTCTCGAGCCCCAGCACAAAGAGGTTCCAGTATTCAGTCGCCCTGGCCGCGTTGAATGGCGAATTCGCCGCGTCCTTCGCGTAGCATCGGAACAGGATGTAATTGACGAGGATGTCTTTGTAGACGTCGGAGATCGTGATGGCCACGGCGTAGCTCGGGCCCGCTGCGGCCACGACATCAGCAGGGACGGCAGAAAAGACGGCCTCCACATATCCCTGAGATGCCGACGGTTGCGGGGGTGTGACGTAGAAGTGCCGCGGATCCTCTTCGTTGTAGATGTAGTTCTTGACGACGGCGTTGCCCGTGGCGCTGTGCCAATCCGGGTTGTAGGCATCCATGAAATCCATGCCGACGGGCGTGATGGCCGCCCCTGCCACAAGGCCCGTCGTGCCCATGTTTCGGATCAGGCGAAGGAACTGGATGCACTCGGGGATGGTCACGGCTGCGGGCGTCTGGAACGCGCTGGTGCCGTCCGGGACGCTCTGCTTCGTGCCGGCGCCGAGCTTATAGACCGTGCTCACGGTGTAGGCGTCAGGCTTGAGAATGACGGCCTGCCGCTGGCCGGCGTTGAGATAACGGAGCTTTTCGGCGTCCGTCCATCTCACCTTGTCGGTGTCCAGAAGGATCCCGTCGACCTCGGTGAAGATTGCGCTGGCGTAGATCGTGCCCACTTACTTCCTGCCTTTCTTCTCGGGCGGCGCCTCTGCAGGCCCGTCGACCTTCGTGAACTGCGCGAGCTCCTTGTTGGCCTTCTCGAGCTGTTCCTGGAGGTCGAGGTTGTCGGTCTCGAGCCGCATCTTGTAGGCTTCGAAGCCCGCCTTTTCCTCTTTCAGGGCCTTGTTCTCTTCTTGCACCTTCGTAAAGATGCCTGCCATTTCGGCGAGAACATCGTGCAGGGCCGCCTCGACCATGAAGTTCTTGCCCTGCAACTCGATCGGCACCCGCTTCTCGTCGGCCGTCGGTTCCTCGGTCAATCCCTTCTTCACGGGGTCGTAAGGCCTCATGTCCTTCCTTGCCGCGAGCGCCTCCGTCCACACATAGACGGTGCCGCTTCCGTCCTGGATGAGATACTTTCCTTTCGGGTCCAGTGCCATGATCGTAACCTCCTGTCTAAAGTTTCGATTGGATAACGGCGTTGTCATGTCGAAACCGCCGTTAAACCATTTTAAGAAGCTCCGGGCGCCCGGCTGAACGCCCGGAGCGGTTGGTTGAACAGTTGACGCCTAGTCGAGCATGTAGCCCGGAACGTAGAGCACGAAGGACCCCGTCACCTCGTCGGCGACGAAGATCATGTCGAGGGTGTCCGTCGTTTCGAAGTCGAGGCCGCCGTAGTTGTCGGTGCCCCATTCCTGGTCATGGGCGACGTAGTAGACGGTGCCCGCCGCGCCGTCGAGCGCGATGCCGTCGAACATATAATCCGTGGCGCCTCCGATGCCGATGTCTGCCGTGTTGAAGGCCGTGCCGGGAGCGACGATCTTGAAGGCCGCAAGGCCAGGAAGAAGAACGCATCCGGCCGGGACGTCCCAAATCTGGATGACGTCTGCCGCCGTGATCTTGGCGTTGGCCGTCAGGGTCGCGTTGGCAGCGATGATCTCCGTCACCACGATGGGGATCCTGGCAACGAAAATCTGGCCATAGTCCATTGCGGCCGGCCGGGTATCCCCTTTCGTCAGATTGTAAGTACCCATATTAGGATCTCCTTTACTGCTGGGAGCCCGGGCCGGCCTGAGAACCGACCCGGGGTTGAGGGGTTACGGGTTTATCCCTTGGCCGCGTAGAAGTGACCGAGCGCCTGAGACTTGATGGTCTCGTAGCCGTAGACCTGGAGGCCTTCCATGAGATCTCCGAAGTCGTCGGGGTTGGGGATGACGCGGTTCTCGGTGAGCTGCGAGGCAAAGGTGATCGCCGACGGATGGCCGAAGATGCAGTTATGCACCGTCGTGGTGCCGTCCGTGGTCTGCGCGATCTGGTTGCTCGAGTAGACCGTGAAGCGATCGATGATGCCGATGCGGCCGTTCCGCATGATGGAGGTGCCGTCGCCGGAGAGCGAGGCGTCCTTCAGGTCGGACTTCTTGATCATCCCGCAGAAGATGGCCGGGAAGACGAGCCAGCGCTGCGTCTCGGGCACGTTCTGCTCGTCCAGGGCCGTGCCCATGTCGACGATGTAGTCGAGGATGTTGGTCTTGTCGACCGTGACGAAGGCGCCGGAGGCCCCGAAGGCGAGAGCGCCGGACTTCTTGCCGGCGGAGTTGCCCTTGTTGGAAGCGTTGGCGTCTGCGTAGACGGCGGCCAGGATTGCGGCGTCAACCGCGATCTTCATCTGCTGGCCGGCGTCGTCGGTCCACTTCTCGACGTAATTGATGTCCGCCTGGAGCTTCTCGACGTCGTTGATGGAGATGGAGTAATACTTGCCCTTGTCGATGAGGAGGTCCACCTTGCCGGGAAGCGGCCGCTCGCGCACGAGCTTCTGGCCGATGGTGTAATCCCGGATGGTGATGTCGGGGATGGTACGGATGTGGACCGTGTCGCCGTACTTCTTGATTTCCAGAGATGTTATCGACGGGCTCTTTATCCCGCCTTCTGCGTCTTTCGGCGCAGTCCAGACTATATCTTGATCATTGCTCTTGCGTGTCTCCAAATTTAGTGATACACTTCTCGAAAGCTTTGGAGGTTCGCTATGGCAGAGAAGAAATTCTTCATTACCAGAGAAGCCCTTGCTGAGGATTATCGTATACTTGGAACGCTTCAGGCTGTCGCCGATAAGCATGGTGTCAGCAAAAAGCTCGTTCTCAGGTACATGAAATCTTTCGGTCTCTCGCGCCGTGGACCCGTTGATCCCGAGAGCGTCGCCGTTATGGTTCGAGAAGGTAAATCCATGAAGGAAATATCTTCCCTGCTTGGCATTACCCGGGAAAGAGTCGGGCAGATTTGCGCCCAAATCGGCGTCAAGCCCGTTGACCCCTACCACCCAGGAAAGGCCAAACATAACGGTTATGTCCT